ATCTGAATTAACCACTTTTAGTCCATATGGACCGGTTTTACCAGGTTTAATTTTTTTCATTGAATCGTGCCACTCAAATTTACCAGCAGCAGAACCTGTTGCTTTTTCTGCAGAATATGACTTACCAGAACCAGCACCACCTGCAAGAAAAAACGCTTTAAAGATACCGGGGTCGTATACACCCTCTATAATTGTTTGTTTAAATTCTTCATATCTCATATTTCTGACCTTGTAACTTGTAGGATTTTATCTTTATGTGATTCCAAAATTGCTATTCTGTTCGGCCATTTTATATACTCTTTAACATCACCATCTTTCTGTAGATTAGCAATCAAAGGAAGAACTAATTTTTCCACTGCCAACATACGGGCCTTGAATGTCTTGTTCAAGTCCTTCTTTCTCTCTTCGATTTCCTTGACTACAGCACTCATATCCGCAGAAGATTTCTGAAGACTCTGTACGGCCTCTAGTTGTTCCATCTTCAGAATCTTTTCAATCTTTGGGTCTAATGCATCAATCTTCTCTATAATTGGTGTTAAGTCTGGTGGTTCTACAGATACACTTGAAATTTTACTGAGTGCTTCATCTGATTTACTAGTAGATGCTTCCAATAAGGATTCAAGACTTTCCAATTTGAGGATCTTGTCAATCTTGGGAGACATGTCCTGTAGAAATTTCATAATCTCATCTTGTTTCCCTACAACTTCTCCTGATTTCTTTGAGGTTGCAGAAGTTGCTTCTGTAGCATCATTCAACTGTGAAAGAATATCTGCCGTTGTCTGAGCTCGTTCTTCATCACGTTCTAGTACCAGAATTTCATCTACTTTAGTTGAAATTGCACCTAATTTATCTTCAAATCCTTGAGCTTGTTCTGAGGTAGTCCATCCTTCTTTTTCTGTTGATATCTGTGAAGCTAGATGCGACATAATTTGTTCTATTTTGGCATCCATTGATGCAAGGGCTTCAGGACTGGCGGAACCCCCGCCTCCTGTATTCTCACCATCTGTTTGATCTTTTTCATATTCATCTGCTGTAACCGCACTGAATCCAAAATCAATAATTTGTTCTTCTTCTGCCATATAAAACTCCTATTTTTCTTTGTATTGTAATATTTATAACTGCGCCTTCAGTGTTGTTACATATTTTATGATGGCATGATTTAACCCATCCGTTTTACTTATTAATCCGTTATCGTTATCAGGTCCCCAATCTAAAGTCTGACTATCGATAAAAAGCCCGGTATGAAAAAAAGGCCAAGGAGGAGTAAAAGGCACAGGATCGCTACGGCGAACCACACGCCAATGAGTGGGCTGTCCACTAGACATAATTTGATTAGAGACTTTTGGTGATCCGTAAGAGAAAACTTGTACATTGTGACCTCTTTTGTGGAGCCACATTCCTATTATTTGTGCAATAGCCCCACCTAAACTGTGTCCTGTAACGTATACAGTATGGTTAATAGTAATACCAATTTCTATATTTGACATAACAGATACGGAAGCATCTCTAAACCCTTTATGGAGATATATTCCTAACTCATCATCACGTACCAATCTTACATCTATGTCCGATTGTAGATTACTTTGATTTGCTGTACCTCTAATAATAATTATCGTTACTCCATTATCTTGTTTTATATCAAATGCAATCTCATCTTTTTGATCACCACCACTATCGTAAATTCCCTTACAATACTCCGCGTGTTCAATAAGTGCATTTAAAGTAACTGGTAGATTTGACTTATCACCACTACCTAAATCGTTATTTGTATCAACTTTACTTTTTGCACATCCACTAAACAGTAGTATTATTCCTATTATTATGAGCGTCCAATTCTTCTTTTTTCTTCCAGGCTGTTGCTCCAAGTATGGCTCCAAAACTTAAATGAAACATTGCTCCTGCCCCTAATGTAAGGGGTTCCCATCGAGTCACACCCTCTGCGGCACAATCATGTGTAGCACAATGGTCCGCCATCATTAAATTCCATACCAAAGGAGCAACGAAAAAATCAATCAGACAGATGAACAAATATACTAATCCCGCCCAATCTCTCCAATGTCTGTTAATTATTTTATTAATTCCCATTATATTTTATTCCTACATATCGTACTAGCTTGACACATTAGGTGTTTCATTCCATCCAACATCCATAACATTTCATTAATAAACGCATCAAGACCTCTTATTAGGTACAGATAGAGAAATTCTCCAACTGGACCTCGTAATAAAAATACTAAAACTGCACCTATCATACCCCAAAGGAAACTCATATATGACCACTTGAGAAATTTGTATTTGCTGAGTGCAAGAACTTTTCCTTGTCCGTATATGTCTCCAGCAAGTGCATCATATACAGAATCATCGGTCATCAATTTTTCTGCATAATCTTCTTTATATTCATCAATGTCTATATGTGCAAAATGACCAAAAAATAATGGATTAAAGAATGGAGATGATCTGTCTATATCTCCGTGTCTGTCTTTTGGATAATCCGTCTTTGGTATAATAGCAAATATTGCAAAAACAAGAGAAAAGAAACAACCAAATGCAAATGTTAGTAATGGCCATTTCATCACCTCATTGTCTAGGTTTGCAATCGTTATAGAAAATACAATAGATGCAACAGTAATCATTATATTGGCTTTTGCATCTGCCATCAACCCCAATCTCATTTGATTGCCGTGATTGAGGCGAAGAATATTGTCTACAGCAGTACGATCTTCTGGTACTTTTGAAAAATGATTGACTTTTTCTTTTTCCACTCCACTTATATCCTTACTTTAGTGGTGGGGCGTATAGTAATCCACCATGAATATAAAGTTTATTTAAACCACGTTTCAATCCGATAGGTGTATCTTCTCCTACATTTCTTTCATATATTTCTCTATAATTCCCCACTTGTTTGATAACGTTATATGACCATTTTTCAGGCAAACCTAACTTTGATCCAAGATGTGGATGATCATTTCCATTCATTTCTCCCATAAAACGCTGAATATTTGGATCAATATTATCTGAAAATCTATCTATATTTCTAGAATTAATTTCCATTTCTTCCCCAATGAACAATACATAAACTGTCCATCGAACTATATCTGACCATTTCCCATCACCATATCTAACTACCATACCAAGAGGTTCTTTTGATATGATCTCAGGAAGTATCATGTGTCTATCAGGTTTATCAAAACTCAATCGATTTGATGCAAGACCAGACCTATCCGTTCCGTACATATCACATTCACCTCTTTTGTATACGTTCTTTGTTTTTTCTGTAGGTGGAACGGGGACAGGAATATAAGTTATATTATGTTTCTTGAAAAAATCTTTTATGTTTTGTGCAGCAGTGCCGGTTGCACTAAAACAAATTCTTGCCCCTCCCATTTGTTTGGCAGAAGATACACCAAGAGTCTTTCTTACAATAAATCCTTGACCATCATAATAAGTTGTGGGCATGAATTCTAGTTTCTTTGCAACATTCCTTGTATAAGTAAATGTGGTTGCTGCCGAAAGAATATCTATTGAACCATCAATTAGAAATTCAAATCGAGTTTTTCCATTGACTATTTCAAATTCTATTGAGTCAGCGTCACCAAATACTGCAGCTGCTACTGCACGACATATATCTACATCAAAACCAATCCATCTTTGCCCCTGTTCATTAGAAAAGGTTTCTTGTGAAAAGCCTGGGAACTCATCATTAGTTCCACATATAATATATCCTCTTTTTATTACTCTATCGTATGTTGTAGAATAAGAAGGATTATATTCTGCGAGCGTGAGATTATCTGTACCTTCAGCAACCGAACCTGTAGCAATTAACCAGAATGTCCATGCTAAAGCCACTAATACTTTACCAACCATAATCATTGCAATGCCCGATATATGTCTAATAATTGTTCATCTGGTATCGGTGTGGTCATTGTGAAATATCGTTGATGGCCTACAGCCATAAATGCTTTAATATCTGAAAAACTAGGATACTTCATAAGTAAATTATGAAGAAGATAATCAGGACTCAAGTGACATGATGCACATTGATGATCCCGTGCAAACACCCTTGTTGACTTCTTAAATCTTTCAGATTGTACCAATACAGAGTTTAAGTCTTTTTCCATCCATGTGACTTTTTCATTAATTTCTGGAATAATAAAAAACATCATATATACCAACAATCCAATAATTATGTAAATCCATAATTTGCTTGTGGCCACTATATCTTTAGTTTCAATTTCTATTTCTTTTACGGGTTCCAATTCTACAAACTTGTCTTCACGTTCTTTCTTTTTTTGTTCTGCCATAATCTACCTCACTTCTTTCCTGCTTCTTTAAGTTTTTTAGTTATTTGTTCCTGAAACCATTTGAGAACAATCGGTATACTTACGTTTGAAGTTAGTCCAAACAAATAACCCACAGGATAACGATAACTTGCATACTCAGCAAGTTGTGGAATATTTTGAAATACTACAGAAATTAATAGATAGCCAGTCGTAGACATACCCATATTAATGAATAGGTCTAAAATAATTAGCCATTTATTTGTATATTTGTCTTTATTATCTGTTCTATAATTAAATAGGAAAATCCAAAATGATGAAAACAATACAAGTCCCATCATTACAAATTCATCCATTGTAAATAATTCGTTCATTTAACCTTTCCTTATCTGTACCTAAAAGGGTTCATCTGGTATTTCCATTTCTTTCAAAAATGCATCACATTCAATGTGATGCCGCTCTAATTCAAGCATATTATACCCAGCGGCCATATATTCTTTATTCCAAGCCATTGCAGAAAAAATATTCTTCTTGTGTGGGTCATGCTTAGGATATGCTTGTTTTCCTGTTTTATATAAAAAACATCTTTCTGGTCTTTTTTCTATCACAGTAGTTGAACTACATCCAACGATAAAAATAAAGAGTAATATCCGTGCGATTGATTCTCTTTTATTTGTACCCAATTTCTTTCAATTGTTTAATTGTATTACTAGCGCTTGTATGATGGACTCCTATTCCATGTGCTTTTCTAAATTCTTGAATATTACCTAAATGATCATCAATGAGTAAATTGGGTCTGTGATCTCGACCATCCACAGCGAAATTTGCTTTGTTTTTCCGTGTAACTGGATACATTCTATCTGCACTAACTCCAAACCACCTTTTCATCCATTTTGTTTTATCTTCAGCGGCTCTGGCGGCAATAGGGCCTCTACTAGATCTTGGAATAGCAGTTAATATAAATGGTTCAAATTTTCCAATAAATCCCCAAAGTTTTTTTGCATCGGGCATGGGTTCTAACTGATAGAAAAAATCATCAGGCAATTCGTGCCAACGGGCATCTTTAAATTTCCCCCCAATCTGGTCAATAATACCTTGATCAAAGTCTGCCAATACTCCGTCCATGTCGCAGTATATTTGTGGTGAATCAAATTCTAGTAACGTTTTCATTTGGTTTCCTTGTAAAAATATACAGTAAATTCTTCTTCGCCTGAAAAATATCCCTCTACAATTTCTATTTTCTTGTGGTCAAATTCTTTCAATTTTGTTTCTACTTCTTCTGGTATATAACTTTCATAACTTTCACTAATATATGGATGTTTTAGCATGTTGAATACTACACCCTTTTCAGCACGTTTTAACATGTTTTCTATAATCCACCATGCATGTGATTCTTGTATGCCAATATTAAATATTCCCGATGCTATAACCCAATCATATTTAGAATCATCAAGGTCATCTATTGTTCCACATTTTGTATTAATTTCTTCGTCTATCAATCGGATTGCTTCTAAATTTGGATCTATACCCAAGTATTCACCGGTCCATCCTTGATTTTTTAGAAAGTAATAAAAATGTGCTACTCCGCATCCGATATCTAATATCGAATCAGTATTTTGAATCCCGGATTCGTATAATACTTCATTACGAACCAAGGCATTTCCACTTCCATCTAACCAACCTACAACTTCTGGCTGACCTTTATGATATTCTTTTGTATAATTAGAATATACTGAATCAACTAATATATCTGTTTCTTTTTTAATCTGGCTTATTATATTTTCTTCGTCCAGTGTAACTATCTCATTTATGTATTCTTTAAATCGTTTCATGTTTACTCTTATAATCTGCAATTGCTCCTTTAATGGCCTCTTCTGCCAATACCGAACAATGAATTTTGACAGGCGGGAGCGATAATTCTTCCACAATTTCTGTATTGTTAATAGTAGTTGCTTCATCAAGGGTTTGACCCTTAACCCATTCTGTTGCCAAACTTGAAGCAGCAATTGCGCTACCACAACCAAAAGTCTTAAATTTAGCATCAACGATTCTCTGCGATTCATCATCTACCTTTATTTGAAGTTTCATTACATCACCACAAGCAGGAGCGCCCACCAAAGCAGTACCGACAGAATTATCACCGCTGTCCAAACTCCCAACATTTTTAGGTTTTTCATAATGCTCCATTACTTTATCTGAATATGACATTTTATTTCATCCATGCAGGTGTAAACACCTCTTCTTGTTTAATTGAGAAACTAGTAGAACATCCACACGTTGAAGTTGCTCTAGGATTTTGAAATCGTGGACCCGGTGCAGATAAGTCTTTTGACCAATCTATTTCCAAACCATCCACTACTAAATGACTCTTTTTATCTATTATTATTGGTAAACCTTTTGATTCAAAAGTTAAATCTCTTTTTGTTGGTTCACCAAAATCTAAAACGTATTCATATCCAGCACAACCACCACCCTTAACGGATACTCTTAAAGGCACATCTTCATTCAATTCTTCATCCTCACGAATTCGTTTAAAATTCTTTGCGGCTATGTCTGTTAAACTTATCATATTATTCTTGAACCAGCCGGACCATTATTCTTCGTAATTCATTGTATAACATAGGATTATTAAATACTATATCTACTACCTGCATAGAATATTGTCTGAGTAGTTTATACTCTTTCAAGGAAAGATTTTGGCCGTTATCAAATTTTCTTTGCAATACTTTAATCCTTTGAACTTCCAACGGTTCCATTACTTCACCATCACGTAATAATCTCACTAATTTTTCCGAGTTAATTGCCATTATTTTCCCTTATTATGTTGTGACCACGCTATTTTAAAGGGTATATCACTATCTGCTCCAAATTTTTTCTTTAATTTCTTAATCATCTTCTCTTTGCCAGGAGGTGCGACTTCTGTTTCAAG